AAAAGAAAATGACTAGACTTACATTAGCACAAATGATAGGAGAAATTCTTGCTGCCGAAAACTTCAAAGATGGAAAGAAAAAAGGTAAGTCAAAACCCGGTCGTGTTAAAAAGTCTGGAGCGTCTTGTAAAGGTTCAGTATCTTCATTAAGAGCTAAAGCTAAAAAATACGGCGGTGAGAAAGGTAAAATGTATCACTGGTGTGCAAATATGAAAGGTGGTAAGAAAAAATGAAAGTAGCAAACACTAACTTTAATAGGCAAGGTTATTATACTGAACCTACTTTAGATGTAGATGTTTTACGTAATCCTAAATGTGTAGATTTATTCGATCAAAACGGTTATCATTTAACTAAAGCAGAACAAGCTTTTTTAATTACCAATGGTTATGATCCTATTGAAAGAAGACATGAAGATTGCCTGAGACAAGATTGGATAATCTCAGATAAAAGAAATAAAGCTCATATTAATCACTCAGATATATTTGAAAGAAAAGGATTTAACGGAACAGCTAAACTACAATTAGAAAAATTTGCTGTTACTAATCCTATGTTATACAAAGTAATTAAAATGAAACCAAAATGGGGAATAGATATTTCTATAGATTATGTATCTGAAGATGCAGTTTTTGAAGTATTTCATTACGAATGGGATTCATTTGAGTATGAAGCAGTACAAGAAAAAAAATTAGAATTAGAAGAGTTCGTTATCCATAAAGATTGGGATGATATAGCAAATTTATTATGGAATAGAAAAAGCGAATGGTTATATTTAGACTTCTTTGAGCAAACCAAATGGAGAACAGATTTTTTCGGATTATCACCAGAAAAGTTTAAGAATGTTATTTGGGAAGAATAATCTATTTATTTATATACGTATATAAAAGAAATATCAAATGACCTACCAAGAAATAAAGAATCGCTTGGCTAAATGTGAATTTTCACTTAAATGCATAGCTGACGGTTCTTATAAAACTAAAAGTAAAGCTAAACTTACTGAAACTACTAAAAAACTTAAAGTATTGAAAGAATCCTTACAGAAACAGTTAGTAGAAGCAGAAGGAACTGTTAGAACAGCTGATTCTGGAGAAGCAGAAAAACTTGCAGACAAAGGAGTTAATGTAGATTTAGTAGAACCTAAAGATTTAGAAACTAACGAACAAGAAGGTTCTTCATTTGATCAAAACGAAACAGCTAAGATTGCAGCATCGGTAGGCAAAGCAACAGTCTTAGCACTTCAAGGAGAAGGAGAAAATATATCCTCAGCTAGAGTTAAAAGAATAAAACCTAATACATTCGATGTACATGTAGGTTTTAAAAATGATAATGAAAATGTTTATGCTTTTTATATAGTAGGAGATACCCTTTACTTAAAAGATTCTTCTTATGATAGAGAAATCTCAGATGTTGGAGTACAGCAGTCAGGAGAAGCTATTATTAATGTTGATGTTGTAAAAGATCAACTACAAAAGTATTTTAAAACCGTTAATACTGCTTTAGGAGAAGCAGAAAGAGTTAAAAAAGTAGGAGAAATGACAGATCAAGAATTTAGAGACGCTGAAGAAAAAGACAGATTAGATAATCATCCTGAAAAAGAAATGATTAAAAAAATTCAATATTTAATAGCTAAAGAAAAAGCTAATAAAAAAAACGAAGCTTTTCCATATCCACCTAAACAAAAACCTGGCAAAGGCATAGAAGGGGATTGGGACTATGGAGGAGAAGATTCTTCTCAAGGAGCAGGTACTATGGAAGAAAATTCCGAGCAAGACAATGCTGTTATAGAACTTCGTAATATAGTTGATGAATTAGAAGAAAAAGCAGAAGAAGCTAGAGAGTTAGTTAGACAGTATTTTCCTAATGAATTATCTAGATTAGACGGATATGGAGTCTTTAATGTAGCTTACTCAGCTAATAGGTATAATGTTACATTAGGTAAGTTTGTTGATAATTTAGAAGATGGTGAGTATGATGATTTAGATGATGATAACTACCCTAATGAAACAACAGAAGGTAAACATTCAATAAATAAACTACAAAAAGCACACGGTCAGCTTGTTACTAAAATGAAAGAATTAGCAAAACAATATAAAGCAGGCGATAAATCAGTAGTATCTCAATTAAAAGATTTAACTTCTAAAAAGAAAGAACTAGAAAAGCATTTAGACAAAGCAGTCGCAGGTAAAAATAAAGGACAGCAGCTAGATCCTAACGTTACCGAAGGTAGAGGTGATATGGGTATGATCAAAGGTATTATCCAAGATAGAGCTAACGAATCAGGGTTTAGTGAAAGAGAAGAAGCTGCTGAAGTAATAGGAGGTATAGCTGATGAATATATGATAAGTATAGAAAGTTTAAAAGATTATATAAATGAGTTTGATGATAAATCTATAAAAGCTTATGGAGATGCTATTAAAAAAGCTTACGGGGTTAAAGATAAAAAAGATAAAAATGTAGGACAGCCGACAGTATTTGATGATGAGAGTATGGATGCTTTACGTGACATTATCTTAAAATATGTTAAAGATCCAAGTGAAGCAGAAAAAGCAGTACTGCAAGTTGACGATAACGGATTAGATTCTTTATCACCTGAGCTAACTGCTAACCTAGAAAGAGATCCAGAATTCGAAGCTTGGTATAATAAACTACATAGTATTCCGGATGCAGATACAGACTATACGAAACGTAGAGCCGCTGAAAAAGATTATATGCAAGAAGGTACTGAGCTATATGACGATGATGGACTACAGTTCAAAAGATTCGCTCCAGGTGTAGGACATGACGGACCAGCATTACAAATAACAGCTCGTAAACTTAAAGGAGTTGGATTTGATTATATTCAAATACCTGGTAATAAAGTTAAAGAGTTCGCAAGAGCAGCAGTACATGTAGCACAGGAGTTTGGAGATATAAAAAGACAAACTACAGTTAATGAAAACGTAAAAAAGTATAGATTAGGAGATATGTACTCTAACAACTTTGATTATATAGGAATGTTAAAAGCTGGTTTAAAAGCTAATGTACGTTCCTCTGTAGACAAGTTAAAGAAGTTATATAGTTCATTCGAAGACGTAAATTATCACAGTGAGAATAAACATTTATATAATGCTATTGAAGCATTAGAAGAAGGTGCTATTAAAGAAGCATCTATGTTTTTTGGAGATTTTCATGCTGCAATTAAAGCAACTTTAAAGGATATGAAATAACATGAACAAAAAAGATTTAGAAAATATAGTATTACAGGCATACTCAGAAGTAATCAGTGAACAAGATGCCCCGGGACCATATAAAGCTCAAGAACTTCCTGCAAGGTATAAAAGAAGCATAGAAAAAAGATACGGTAAAATACATCCAAAAGATTTCTTTAGTAGAGATTTAGATACATATTTTAAATTTGATGGTGAAAATAAAAGAACTGGTTCTGTAAGTCATAAAATTTTAAAACTACCTTCATTTAGAAAATTATATTTTGATTATGATGAAATAATTGATGATATAAAAAATTTAATGAGAGTCGAAGAAATTAGAACTGATAAAGCAGCTAGAGAATTATTCGAATTAATTAAAACCAATTTTAGAAAGTTACAAAGATATTTAAGAACAGAAAGACCTGAACAATACGATATATTTAAAACAACTAGATCACTAGAAGAAGGAGTAAATAAGTTACTATTTGAAAACCTTAATGTTTTAATGAAAGAACAAGAACCAGAGCCAGAAGAAGAACCTGATATAGATGCTCCAAAAGATACAGTATTAGAAGATAGTACTGATATTATATTAAATAAGTTTCCTACAATTAAATCTGCTATTGTAAAATTACAAACTGAAGACTTTAAAGACTTTGTAGAGTCTATAGATTGGGTTTCACCAAGACCTAGTACCTTTAGAATTAATTTAAAGAATGGTCAAGACTATATTCTTAAATGGTTAGGAGATGGATTTGAAGCTCAAATAATGGGCAAAAGATATTATATAAATAAAATAAGTGATTATCAACAAGCTTTAGATAAACTTACACTTCTATACCAACAAGCACCTTTTAAACCAGGAGGAGAAGAAGGAGAAGGAGCACCTGAAGATTTTGATTCTGCTGATACTGGTGGAGGAGAGTTTCCTGGAGCAGATGCAGGAACAGGAGCAGGTTCAGACTTAGACGAACCAGGAGAAGAAGGTGGAGCAGACCTAACAGGGGAACCAATAGATTTCGAAGAACCAGCAGAAGAACCAGAAGCATAATGAACGTAATAGATAAATTATATACTGAGTGGGCATGGAGAACTAAATCAGGAACACCTGATGTAAGTAACCCTAAAGATAAAGCTATACTAGATAACTTAATTTATGAACTTACTGAACAAGAAGATGTTGATATAGAAGATCTTAAGAAAAATTTAGTAAGTATAATTAATAATACAAGCGATTCTACTGTACTCAAACGGGTAATGAAGTATGCTAAAAATGTAGGATATGGTGATTCAATGAAAAGTTATTTAGAATCAAAAAATTTAAGTAGAAAAGATATTCTTTATTTTCAATCACTACTTTCCGATATAGGTAAAACAGGTGAATTTGCAAAACTATCATCTAATCCTCCAGTTTTCAATTCTGAAGGAGACAATTATTACACTCAAATACCCGGCTTTGAGACTGATGAATTAAAATCATTATATTCAGATATGAAAGACTCTATACAAGGAACTGTATCGATGGGACCAGGAGAAGCTTTTTTATCAGTATTTTTTAAAAATATTTCTAAAGCTAAAACTAAAGGAGATTTATTAATAGGAAATGAAGAAGTAGAATTGAAATCTCGAACTGGTAATACCGGAGCAATAGTAGCACCTACAGGGGTAGCAAGAGGTGATTGGACTAAAGGAGTTAAACCTAAAGTTGATAAGTTCGTTGATAATTTAAAATTAGATGACGAACAAAAAGAAACATTAAAAAATTATAGCAAATCCGCTTGGCCATATAAAATAGCAGATGTAGTAAAACAAGCTTCTAGTATGGGAATTGATGAAACTACTATTATTTCCGGAATAGATAAAGTATTAGATAGCAGTTATGCACCTTTAAACTTCGATACTGCTAGTTACATAGGTAATGGAGAGTTTAATGCTAAACAATTTATTTTAGATTTAGCTAAAAAATTAGGAAGAGCTTACTATAAAGAGCATGGATTCGATGCATTTATGATATCTGACCCAAATGGTAATTTTAAATATTACGATAAAGATAGCTTTGTAGATGCTATTGGAAAAGAAATTAAAGTAGCCAATCCTTCAGACTTGATACCTAGATTAAAAATATAAAATGAGTTATGTCACAGAATATAAAAAAGATAATAGCGCAAGAGTATATTAAATGTGCTAAAGATCCTATCTACTTTATGCGTAAGTACTGTTATATACAGCATCCTACGCGAGGTAGAATCTTATTTAACTTATACCCTTTTCAAGAAAAAGTATTACATTTATTTAAAGATAATCAATACGTAATTACTCTTAAATCAAGACAGCTAGGTATATCTACTTTAGCATCAGCATACTCTTTATGGTTGATGTTATTTCATAAAGATAAAAACGTATTAGCATTAGCAACTACTCAAGCAACAGCTAGAAACTTAGTTACTAAAGTTATCTTTATGTATGACCAATTACCTAAGTGGTTAAAACTACCTGCGGTAGAAAAAAATAAACTATCATTAAGATTAAAAAATGGATCAAAGGTACAAGCTAAATCTTCTAATGCTGATGCAGCAAGATCAGAAGCAGTATCATTGCTATTAATAGATGAAGCAGCTTTTATAGATAATATTGAAGAGACATTTACTGCTGCTCAACAAACACTAGCAACCGGTGGTCAATGTATGGCTTTATCAACACCTAACGGTATTGGTAACTGGTTTCATTTAACCTGGGAAAAAGCTATATCAGGAGAAAATTCTTTTTTATCTATTAGATTACCCTGGACAGTACATCCTGAAAGAAACCAAGAATGGAGAGAACAACAAGATGCTGATTTAGGACCTCGTATGGCTGGCCAAGAATGCGATTGTGACTTCCTAGCATCAGGTGATACAGTATTTGAACCAGATGATATGCTATTTTATGAAAAAACATATGAGAAAGAACCTTTAGAAAGGAGAGGAGTAGATGGTAACCTATGGGTATGGGAAGGAGTAGACTATACTAAATCGTATATGGTTGTAGCAGACGTAGCTAGAGGTGATTCTAGTGACTATTCTGCTTTTCATATCTTTGATGTAGAAACTTGTGTACAGGTTGCTGAATATAAAGGCAAACTATCTCCTAAAGATTTCGGTAACGTACTTGTTGGTATAGCATCTGAGTATAACGATGCACTATTAGTAGTAGAAAATGCTAATATAGGCTGGGCTACAATTGAACAGGTGTTAGAAAGAGAGTATAAAAATTTATACTATAGCTCTACATCTAATATGGAATCAGTAGAATCTTATATGCATAAGTATGAAAGAGATAAGTTAGTACCCGGTTTTACTATGTCTATGAGAACCCGTCCATTAGTAATAGCTAAGATGATTGAGTATATTAGAGAGAAATCTGTAACAATACAATCTAAAAGACTATTAGGAGAAATGAGAGTATTTGTATGGAAAAACGGAAAACCTCAAGCTCAAGATAGATATAACGATGATTTACTTATATCCTGTGCTACTGCACTATATGTAAGAGATACTGCCTTAAAATTAAGACAACAAGGTATGGATTTAGCTAGAGCTCAATTATCTTCGTTTTCTAATTTAAATGCAAAAAACCAAGCAGTTATGAAAAGAGTTGGAAATCAGCAAGAAAATCCTTATCTTTTAAAGACACCGGGTGGACAAGAGGATATCACTTGGTTATTAAAATAGACTATTTATATATAAATTAAACATTAATGGCAGATACTTCATTATTTGGTAGACTTCGAAGATTATTTTCTACAGATGTAGTTGTAAGGAATATAGGTGGCAAAGAGCTAAAAATAGCTGATGTTAACCAAATTCAAAGAACCGGTAGGTACCAAACAAACTCACTAGTAGATAGATTTAGTAGATTATACATCTATAATAATAGGAATATATTTAATCCTAACCTAAACTATCAAACACTAAGAATCCAACTTTATTCAGATTATGAAGCAATGGATACAGATCCAATCATTGCTTCCGCATTAGATATTATAGCTGATGAAGCTACAGTAAAAAATGATGTAAATGAAATATTACAGATAAAATCATCTGATGAAAATATTCAGAGAGTACTTTATAACTTATTCTACGACGTATTAAATATAGAATTTAATTTATGGTCATGGATTCGTAATATGTGTAAGTACGGAGACTTTTTCTTAAAGTTAGAGATATCTGAAAAATTTGGAGTATATAACGTACTTCCTTATACTGTATACCATATGGTTAGGAGAGAGGGAGAAGATCCTGAAAATCCTGCTAAGGTAGTTTTTCAATTAGATCCTGATGGACTAGCAGCATCTCAAAACCCTAGTTACTTACCTAAAAGAAAATCTAATAAAAAGGTAGTTAATTTTGATAACTATGAAGTAGCTCACTTTAGATTAATATCAGATACTCAATACTTACCTTATGGACGTTCTTATTTAGAACCAGCTAGAAAAATATTTAGACAAACTACTCTAATGGAAGATGCGATGTTAATACATCGTATAATGAGAGCACCTGAAAAGAGAATGTTCTATATTAATGTAGGTAATGTCCCTCCAAATGAAGTAGAGCAGTTTATGCAAAAGACTATCAATCAGATGAAAAAAACTCCTTATGTAGGAGATGATGGTCAATACAACCTTAAGTTTAATCTTCAGAATATGATGGAAGATTTCTACCTACCTGTAAGAGGAGGAGATACTTCTACTAGAATTGAAACTACTAAAGGTTTAGAATATGACGGTAAAGCGGATGTAGAATACTTACAGCAGAAGTTATTTGCTGCTCTTAAGATAC